CCCACCTGGCTTGCCTTCAAATGACGCAGAGTATCGAAGTAAAGCCGAGCCCTTGCGAGGACGGCCATTACGGCCGCCCCAGTATCTCAACTATGCGGCCGCTCGCATAGCCATCGCCATAGGGATTCGACGCATGAGCCATAGATGCATAGGCATCCTCATCATCCAGCAACTCCGCGAAAGCCCTGTATATGTCGTCCTCAACGGTGCCCACGATCCTCAAGGTTCCCGCGGTCACCCCCTCAGGGCGCTCGGTAGTATCCCTCATGACCAGCACTGGCTTGCCCAGACTGGGAGCCTCCTCCTGAATGCCGCCCGAATCCGTCAAGATGAGATGGCTTGCGGCCATGAAGTTATGGAAGTCGAGCACTTCAAGGGGCTCGACGATACGCAAGCGGTCGAATCCATCGAGCTCAGCATGGGCAGCCGCTCGCACAGCAGGATTCATATGTATGGGATATATCGCCTTGGTATCGGGGTGCTCCTCCATCACCCGGCGAATAGCGCGAAACATCCGATGCATGGGTTCGCCCAGGTTCTCTCGACGATGGGCGGTCACCAAAATGAGACGGCTGCCCTCAGCCCAAGCAAGATCGGGGTGGCTGTAGCCCTGCTTGATGGTTGTGCGCAACGCGTCAATGCCCGTGTTTCCCGTTACGTAAATCTTCTCTGGACTCTTTTCCTCGGATAGGAGATTGGCGCGAGCCTGTTCCGTGGGCGCAAAATAGTACTGCGCGATTATGTCGACAGCCTGACGATTGAATTCCTCGGGCCACGGCGAGTACACGTCTCTCGTGCGCAAACCCGCCTCAACATGACCCACAGGTATATGCAGGTAAAATGCAGCAAGGGCAGCCGCAAAAGACGTGGTGGTGTCGCCGTGAACGAGAACGATGTCAGGAGAGCATCGTTCAAGCGTTTCTTTGATATCGAGCATCACTTTGCACGTAATGTCAAAGAGCGTTTGCCCTGAACTCATAATATTCAAATCGAAATCGGGGACAACGGACTCCTGCATTCTCATTTCCTGAATGTTGCCGTAGATATTGACATGAACGATTCCCGGATGAAACCCGTTAAGATTGACAGGCGGGCGCACATAGACGGCGCGGTCGCCGTGTTTGACGCTTTCACAGTCAAAGCAAAATACCATAACGAAATAGGGCGGCTTCTGGAAAACAGGGGCAAATGATACAAATAGCAGGATCCCGGCAGCAGGACGGAAATTTCGTCATTCTGTCGGGGTTTCGTTTTGTATGATAAACCATGATAGACAAAACAGGCACAGAGAAAGGGGCGGAAAACGTGGGACTGATACGGGATTTAGTGAACATACGCCGGGCAAAATTCGCGCCGTTTTTCGCCATTCGGGGAGATTATCAGGCAAACGGGAATCTGGCGGATTCCGATATTGTCGGGGCGATCGCGAACGTGATCGCGTCGAACGTTGGAAAGTTACAACCGCAGATCGTCAGGAGGACGGGCGCCGGACTGTCGGTCAGGAACGACTATCTGTCCCGGATCCTGTCGATTCGTTGGTCGCCGGAAACGGACGCATATTCCGCGCTTTATAAAATGGCGTCGGATCTGGTGTATCATTCCAACGCATACGCAGTTATATTCTACACGCCGGACTTTATGCGGGTTCAGTCAATCGTTCCGATTACGGCGTCAAATGCGCGGATATGGGAGGATGAAAACGGCGTCCTTTTATTCCGGTTCCGGTGGGACTATGACAAAAAAGATTATACGTTGCCATACCAGAATGTGATCCACATCAAAAGCCGTTTTGACAAGAAACGGTTTATGGGAACCGCCCCGGACGGTCAGTTGAAAAATACGCTTGAACTGATAGACACGACAGGGGAAGCGTTGCGGGCAGCAGTCCGAAATTCCGCGAACCTGAAAGGCTATCTGCAATATAACAATTTCATTGATGACGAGGAACTGAAAAAGAAAGTAAAAGAGTTTCAGGACGCCTATATGTCAGCGTCGAACGACGGCGGGATCGCCGGACTGGATAGTTCAATGTCGTTCCATGAGGTAAAGCAGACGCCGCCAAATATCCCCGTGATCCAGTCGCAGTATTTAAGGGATAACGTGTATCGGTACTACAACATGAACGAAAAGATCCTGACGTCATCGTTTAACGAAGCGGAATGGAATTCGTTTTATGAAAATGTCATCGAACCGATATCGATCCAGTTTTCACTTGAATTCACATTCAAATTATTGTCGGAGCGGGAACGGGGGTTCGGAAATAAGGTCATATTCACAGCAAACCGCCTACAATACGCCACGCTTCAAACGCGGATGACGATCGGCGGCGCACTGTATGACCGGGGGATCATCACAATAAACGAACTTCGGGAACTTTTGTATTATGAGCCGATCGAGGGCGGCGACGTGCGGATGATTAGCCTGAACTATGTCAATACGGACGATCAATCGCTTTATCAGGTAGGAAAAGACGACAGCGGCGGGGACGGTCAGGAGCCGGAGGGCATACCGGAAAACACGGTCAGACAGTCCGCCGTCTATTTCCTGAAAACAGAGAAAAAAGGGGGGCGTTAATGATGCCGAAAGCGAAAATATTTAACTGTTTCGAGGTAAAGAACGAAACGGCGACGTCGGCGGATCTGTATTTTTACGGCGACATTGTGTCCGACTGGTGGGGCGCATGGCAAGAAGAAGATCAGTACCCGGAAGCGATCAAGAATTTTCTGTCCGGGCAGCAGGGAAAAAGCCTGAATATTTATATCAATTCCGGCGGCGGTTCCGTATTTGCCGGGATAGCAATTTATAACATGATCCGGCGTTTTGCGGAAACAAACGCCGTTCAGATATTTGTTGACGGACTGGCGGGTTCGATCGCATCCGTGATCGCTTTCGCCGGGAATACGCCGCCGAAAGTGCCGTCAAATGCGTTCCTGATGATTCATAATCCCTATGCGTTAGTAGAGGGGAACGCGGCGGACTTGCGGAAAATGGCGGACGATCTGGAAGTCATAACTGGCGGGATCCTGAATGTGTATATGGAACACGTCAGGGAGGGCGTAACCGAGGATCAGATCCGGGGACTTATGGACGCGGAAACATGGCTGAACGGTCAGGACGCGGCGGAATATTTCAACATCGAAACGACGGAAAGCGTCGCGGAAATTGCGGCGGCGTCCGGCGGGTATATCGCGCGGGCGCATAATATGCCGAAAAGCCTTGTCATCCAGAGGGCAGCAGGGGCAGCAAGAAACAGAACGTCTGACAATCAGGACGCGCGGGCGGCGGAACTGATTCAGAATAAAAAGCGCGACGAAATCGCGCGGATCATCATCAATAGTTTGTGAAAGGAGATCAAAAAACCATGAAACACGAAGAACTTTTGAAACTCACAAAAGACCAGTTAAACGCGCGTCTGAAAGAAATTGGCGTGTCCGCAAAGACGGCGGAAGGCGACGTCCTGGACGCACTGTTGACAGAAGCGCAGGATATCCGGGATATTCTGGATCAGGCAAAGAAACGCGAACAGCTTCAGGGATTCGCGGACAGCGCGGAGGATCCGCAGCCGGGACAGGGGGAAAAGGACGAATCGTCAGACGCCCCGGTCAAGGCATACGACAAGCGCGGAAAGGCATTAAAAGACGGCGCGGGTGTTAAGTTTTCCGCCCGGATTGCAACGCCGAAAGTCAAAGCGTCCCTGTCAGTTGAGCAGACCGCCCCGGTCGTACATACTGCGCCGGACTTAAACAAGACCGCAAACCCGGTTTCCGCCCTGATCGATATGGTCAAGGCAGTTCCGCTTCAGGGCGGCGAAACATATCAGCGCGGATTCGTAAAGGATTACGGCGCGGACGGAGCGGGAGCGACAGCAGAAGGGGCGGCATATAAAGGCGTGGAACCGTCCTTCGGCTATGTGACGATCGAGAAACAAAAAGTCACGGCATACACAGAGGAACCGGAGGAAATGCAGAAACTTCCGAACGCTGATTACGATTCCGTCGTCGAAGGATCCGTCAGCAAGTCGATCCGGCATTTCCTGTCCCGTCAGATCCTGATCGGCGACGGTTCCACGGCAAATTTAAAGGGGATTTTCTTTAATCCCACAAAGGAAAGTGAACGCGTCATCGATCCGGAAACAGATATTACGACGATTACGGCAATCGACGACGGGACACTTGACGAACTGATCTACAGCTACGGCGGCGAAGAAGAAGTCGAAAGCGTGGCAACATTGACACTGAACAAAAAGGATCTGAAAGCGTTCGCAAAACTTAGAGATAAGCAGGGCCGGAAAGTTTACACAATTGTAAACCATGGAAACACCGGAACGATTGACGGCGTTCCCTTCGTTATCAATTCCGCGTGTGGTTCAGTAACGGACGCGAAGACGGCGGCGGGCACCTATTGCATGGCATACGGCCCACTTGGTAAC